AAGGCTTTGGTGAGATCAGGGACATCCGAGAAGTCCCCGAATTGAGGAGTGCCCCGGTTCATAAACCGGGGAGCAATGCCGCGTTGCGCATTTTTGACGATGCGAATCATATCGCATTCGTCTTTGAACTGCTGTTGGACCAAGCAGTTATCAGGAGGGGTCGCGAGATTCACGACGCGACGACGCTTAGAGTACCAGCTACGAACTTCAGGTTTTTTAGCGGTCATTTAAGTGGAGCTCCTTTGATGCCTTGACGGCGAAGGTGGTTAGTTTCAGCACGTGATCCTTCAAGGATCACTTTAGGACGGAACGGAGCAGCAGCGTCGGCAGCAACGCCGACTGCGGAAGACACCGTGCCAAGAGCACTACGAAGACGATCGTTGATGTTATCGAATTTCTGCCAGTTTTTATCGTAGCCTTGTTGACCACGCTGAAGGTCAGACTCCTGACGGCGTCTTTCAAGATCGTAGTTAGAGAATGAGCTCTCGTTGCGATCAATGTTAGCGCGAGCAGCAGCAGAATCAGCGCCATAACGGGCAGCATCCGCATCAGACATGGCAGCACGCGACTTATACTTAGACGTCGTAGAGTCGTATTTTGAACGTGCAATTTCCGCCTCTAAAGTAGCCTGCTGTTTCGCATTCCCATAAGAGAGCCCTATGCCGGTCTGCTTTTTAACCTGAATGTCCTCAGTAGTGGCGAGAGTATCCGCCAAGGTCTTAGCAACCGTGGCGTTTTTAATATCAAGATCCGCCGCGAGATTAGCCGCAGACAGACCCGAGTTAACGCCATTTGAAAGGGCGTCGCCGGTTCTAGGAGCGACCATCGTAGAACTTGCACCAGAGGGTGACGAGGCTCCAGACCCGCCAGTAGCGGAGAGAATAGGATTAAGACCAGCCGCGCGAAGATCGGTAACCTCGCGCTGATGCGCAGTATTAGACATGCGCTCTTGGAACGCCATTTGTTCCCGAGCAATAGCAGCATTTTGAGCATTAGTATCACGCTGAGACTCAGCATTTTGTTGAGCGGCGAAATAGTTCGCGGCAGACGAAACACCAGCGCTTGCAAGCATTTCCCACATATGAGCTCCAAAAAGGGGGGCCACAAAGGCCCCCCGGAAAGAAGACGTTAGAAACGATTCAAGCCCGGCACAGAATAAGTCGGCATCGGACGCGCGTGCCGGATCTTAGTGTAGGAATCGAGAATGAACTGAGGTTCAGAAGGGACCGCAATAATCCGGTCAATTGGCGGATCTTCCTGAACGAAGCCCGCGAGAGTAGGCAGAGTGTCGAAATCTACGGCCAAGTGCCAAGAATCGAGGGTGCCTGTGGCGTTAGAGCGGAATTTGCCGGTAACCATAGGTGGATTGAAACGGTACTCGGCGAAGCGCTCTTGATAGCCCCAGACCTCGTTGTTTTGAGACGTGCTAGAAGCCATGTAGATTTCTTTATTGAGCACAGTTTGCTCACCCAAGTGAGCAAGAGTAGGCCAGTAATAGTCGTAACGAGTACGACGGGTCCATTTTTTATTGAGACCCTGTTGATAAGTAGTGTCCGCACGAACGGACAAGATGCCGAGCACGTGACCGTGCTCGACGAAGGAGTGATTGAAGCCTTGACGGCCCATGCCCGTCGCGAAGGCGGCGAGATTACCTTGAGGAGAATCCGTGTCCGTAGAAGAAGTTTGAGGGACTGGATTCACGTTGATGGAAATAGTGCCGCCGCCGAGATACTCCGGGCGTTGAAGACGGAAGTCAGGAGAAACGACTCCGAAGTGAGAGAGCAAGAGCTCAACATAGCGAGTACCTCCGCGAGCATCACGCTCGAAGAGTTGTTGAAGAGTTGCGGCCTGACGAATTTCATTGATCGTAGCCGCCGTAGCTTCAGAGAGATCCGCATAGATCAGCGGGTGGTTAGTAGAATCTGGGTCCTGTTGAACTGCAAAGTAGTCGTTGGCCGTGCCAGTGCCGATAATTTTGGACCCAGCATAAGTAACCAGAGAGTTGGGGAGACCAGACTCCCAGACAGTTTGGCTACCGCCCCAGCCAGCATTATTGACTTTACCAATGCCTTTTACAGGGGCTTGAGAGCCAAGAGGAAGTAGAACAGCCGGGCCTTTCTGAGGCCACGGAAGAGCGGACGTGAAATAGTCCTTGCGCCGACCGCGGCGCTGAAGAGCATAGACGGTCGTGTCCGGACCGTCATCAGTAGGGACATCCAGAGAGTCCTGAAGGTTTTCGTCGCGATACCACTCGTTCCAGATGAGGTTATACGCACGAAGAATAAGAGCGTCAGGCATATCCGCCTGAACGACAGAAGCAATTTTTGTAGGAAGGCCCATGTAGTCGTAAATGGTGCCCTCGTTGAAGCCGCCGACATGAGAACTGGCGGCAATTTGAGGTACCAAATAGTCGGTCGAATCATCGGGGTTATCTTGAGACCCCATGAATTTCTCCCAGTTGTCCCAGACCAGACGGTTCGGGACGAAGAAGAAGTGAACGTCAAGGAAGACGTTATCCATGTAAGGAAAGATCGGCGTAGCGAGACGCGCGAGGAAGTTTGACTTCAGATTCATCGTATCGCCAGGCAAAATCTCATCCGTATAAAAAGGGATGAGGTAGCCGGCGTCGAACGTAGTTTTATGGGTGCAAGAGCGGTCGAACACTGACCGCTCGATATTAGCGGAAGGAATCCGCGCAAAATGTTGTTGATTTGAAGAAGAGACAGAGTTCCTGGACATCGGGGGCTCCAAATAGAAAGGCCGGGGTTTCCCCCGGCCAAGTTAGTTACTGCGCTTTATCGAAAGGAAGTCGATCAACGGGCTTAGCCTTGAAGTCGGCAGCAGAGCCCAAATCACTGGGCTGAGCGAGAACGTCAAGAAGACCGGTATTGGCGTCGAAATCAGCGATGTGGAGCAACCGGAAGTCATGAGGGAAGCGCGAGATCATCGACTCGCCTTCGTTAGATACAATCTCGAATTGCCGAGTAGCTTCCGCGATGGAAGCAGCCGCGCGAGGCGGAAAGCAGGTCTGAGCTTTCATGTCCTTGATGGTAACGATTTTCACTTCAAATGCTCCTAATAAGTGTCTGATCCGTGACGAGTTGACGAACGCTACCTTCCCTGAGGCGTTCGGTGAGATGGCCAAGCCACTCGTTGTCGGTCATTTTTTCTTGCGCTTCTGAGCGCGCTTTTTTGACTTTTTCGAAGAGGGCCGGGTCGACTTTTTCCAAGATACGGTCGTAATACGGAGGGGGCATAAATTCCCCCCGACCCGGTAGGACGACTTGGTCCGACGGATAGATGTCGGAAGTCCAACGTTCAACGTGTGACCTTCCGAGTCCGTTTGAGGAAGCTTGGAATTCAGGGATTCGATCTCCGTAATGAGTCGACGAAGGTGCTCCCGAAACTTTTTTAAGGACATATCGGGCCACATAAGCAGCCGACTCAAAAGAAAGTTCCGAGAATCGGTGGAAGCCGTAGGGCCAGACTGCTGAGATATCCACATGAGAGAATTGAGAAGCTCCAGAGCGACTTGGTTCCTCTGGAGTTCTTTCTGGGTCATCGGAATAGACCCCAAAAGGCCCATAGAGTGCGGCGTGATAATGCGGTCGGGACGACTGGTCCCCGTACTCGCCACAGCCGAAGTATTTGATTTTGCCTTTGCCATAATAATCACACCGTGCCCGAAGGTCTTTGATGAAGGTCGTAAAATGCGACCGATTTAACGACCCGTTTTTAGGTACGTGATTATCGTCATAGGTGAGGGTTAAGAAGCAAGCATTATTATGCTGAGCAGACTCATGAATGAGTCTCGTTGCCCACTGGCGGGATTTCTCCAGCCTGCAGCCGATACACTGGCGGCATGGAAGAAGTAGACAGTGCTTCGGCACGTTTGAATTGAACCGATAGCTTGTAGCTTTGCCTAGGAACTGGAAGCGTTGCTTGCCGTTCTTAGTTTTGCCGGGTATAGGCCCGGCAAGCATTTGGGAGTAACAGGGCACGTTGCTCCTAAGTGATCAGACGTGGGGGCGAAGCCCCCACGTCGATTTTTTTTAAAGGCGAATGCCGCCCCGCATCGGGGTCGACTTCGCATTTTTTTTGTGGGTTTTAGCGCCACGACGGAAATTTTTCCGCGAGGCTTTTCTTGACAGTTTTTGTCGGCGCATTTGGGTCTCCTTGAGACTCCAATAGTGGACCGAACAAATTTTCTGTCAATGGTGACAGTTACAACAAGAGAGTAACTGTCACGTGTCGGATTCAACCGACTTTTTTGGTGCAGCTTTAGGTGCTTTATCAACGGCTACGCCTTGAGCACCAGCTTGCGTAAGAGCGGCCTGCCCGGCCGCAGACGAAGAGGGATCAGCCTTCAGGGGGTGATCATCAGGGAGAGCTTTTCCGAGGCCATAACGGGCTACCTGGTCTTTAGTAAGGGCGTTGATGTTGAGAGGGTTGTTGCCCAACTCGAGACGAAGGTGCGCCGGAAGGTTCATGAAGGCCTCTTGTGCGTTTTGGATCACGTTGAAGGCTTTGGTGAGATCAGGGACATCCGAGAAGTCCCCGAATTGAGGAGTGCCCCGGTTCATAAACCGGGGAGCAATGCCGCGTTGCGCATTTTTGACGATGCGATTCATATCGCATTCGTCTTTGAACTGCTGTTGGACCAAGCAGTTATCAGGAGGGGTCGCGAGATTCACGACGCGACGACGCTTAGAGTACCAGCTACGAA